AGTGACATGTCGACCAGTTCTTAAACGTTCTAACCCTTTCAATACAGTATCTTGAAAGTTAGCGACTATTCACTAAATATCAGTAATTATCGTTGGTTTGCGTGTGTAGACACGATAGTTAAAGGGTAGTGATTCGGCGTTTTGCATCGCAATAGCGGTCCCGTTTTTTCAGAATCTCCCGCCGGACGTCACCGCTTTTGTGTCGTAGTTCGTTTCGATACTCCCAACACTTTTCAGAGAAATACCAATTCGCGTATCTGCGGCAGTTCTTCCAGTCCAGGCCGCTGTACCTATCGCAAACCGTGCTTTCGATGATTCGATTGTTTTTGTATTCCCAGTCGAATTCGTAGTAATCCGGCCTGCCGTCTCTTACTGAGTTTGCCTGGATTGGCCCGGTCAGGGCTGTGCTCAACGTAATGGCTGCTATCTTCGCAAACGTCCTTTTCATCTTTTTCCTTGTCTCACATTGCATCTATGACAAACGATTAGAAACCTGTTCTCTCTTGCGCCTAGTGGCTTTTCCATTGTTAGTGCTGATTCTTCAGCTGTGATTGTTTTGCCGCACATCTCGCAATTTAGAGGATCTGTTTTCTTTTCTAGTTGCTTTTTTATCTTTATTCCTTCGTGTCTTTCCCATTCCGGGCTTGAATGACCGCACTCCGGTTGAATCTCTCCGCTGATTAGCCAGTAAGCGTAAGCTGGGCAAATATCTTTCAGCACTTCGAGTTCTTTCGTGCTCATTCTCACGCTTTTGTAAAGAACGTTCTTCCAGCGAGAGTGCCCGATATCGCTGCATCTAACGAGCGTATCTATGCCCACGCTTTTAATCAAAAGTTTTGCCCGCTCGTCTATTGATTCCATAATAGTCTAAAAAATAATTCCTAAATGTAGGTGTAACTATTGCACTATCCGGCAGCGCGTTCTATTATGTGCTTAGTGTAATAGTTAAACCTAAATAGTGATAATCAAAGAAACGCACTGCAAGGTACAGAACATGGTAGACGATGCGATAACGGAAATCAGCAAAAAGGAAGATTGGCCCCCGGTTATGGAATGGCGGGCCTTTGCTGATTGGATTAGGGTCGATCACTCCATCGTTCATATGTGGCTTCATCGCGCCTATATCCCTTCTATCCGCATCGGCAAGCGCCGCATGGTCAACCTTGTTCAGTTGATTGAGGACCTGAAGGGGCAGGAGAGCGACGAATGATGACCGAAGAAATCCGCGCCAAAAAAGAAGTTCTTATTGAAGAGTCTTACAAGCGGGGCCTTGAAGCCTTACAGCAACATTCTGTTTCAACTGGAATGGATAAAGAGCGGGCTTACTCCCGGTTCATTGAGGCTCGCAACGAGCTGATCGCCATGCAAAAGGCTTTTTGTGAATTGGATGGTGAACTTTCTGATTATTGCTGCACGCTCGGTCTCGATCTTGGTAACCAAATGATCGAGTTTTGCCAAAAGGAGTTGGCGGCATGAAATTGAAGCCAACCGTCATTCCCCCGCGCCAGGACCACGTAGAAGACCCTGAAAAGCGTTTTTACGTCATGGCTCCCCGGTCCACCAAAGTGGCCCTGGAGAACGAGGCGTTCAACCGTGGTACCGACCTCTGGACCCTATCCGGTGCCGTCCTTCAAGCCTGGTTAGCGGCCGGCTGCCCAGATTACGGTTTTGCGCCTGATCAACCCCCCGTGTCTGATAATCCGCCCTCGTCGCCGTCGCCGTCGCAGCTCGCGCACGACCAGGGAGACAAGGCATGACCGGCGCAAGGCTGCGCAGCACGGCAAGCGCCGCTTGGCCTTGCGCCGGTCATGGCTTGGCTCACAGTGCGCGTAATAGAGCTGCGCCGGTGACGGTGACGAGGGTGGATGACCGCCCTTTGAGCCCGAGCCCGAGCGGTGAGCAATCGATGCAAGCGGAGCGCGCCAGGCAACAGGGATTGTCACCCGTAAGGGCCGTGACCTCAGTCACGGGGAGCGAAGCGAGTAAAGCCCGCCCCGAAGGGGTTGCCCTGTACCTGACCAACAAGGAAGCCCGGCAACTACAACGCAGCCTGGAACGCCAGCTAAAAGCCATTCGCTCTAGCCTGGCCTTCTGGAAACACGAAACCGCCAACTATGGCACCCAACCGCCTTTCCACCTGGCGGCAAAGCTCAAAGAAGCCGAATTGATACAGCGCGTTTACCTCGGGCTGTTCGATGTCAACAAAGCAAACTCAGAAACCGAAACGGCCTATAAAACGGCCAAATACCAGGAGCAATAACCATGCAATTTGAAATGACAGCTACAGTATTCAGCGTTAACAAAATCACCGTCGAAGGCCGCACTTTCTGCAGCATGTTCACCGGCCAAAACCCAGTAGGTGACAACGCCGAAAACACCCTTGGCCTGGAAGTGACAAAGATCAGCGCCGAACCTGCCGTATTCGACCAACTGAAGACTGAAGGCTTCCGCCCAGGTCAGGAAATCAAACTGGTGGCCATGCTCAAGAAAGCCGCCAACGGCAAATCACAGCCTCATATCGTTGGTGTTGTCCCCAGTCAGAAAACCGCTCCGACTCCCGAACCACAAAAGAAGCCGGCATAACGCCTGCAACGATTGGGAGCACTGAAAAATGGGTGACCCAACAACAGACGCAGAAATGATTGTTCAGGCCGTCCACGGCCTGAACTCAATGCAATTCGCCCTGGGGTCGTTGATCGCCTTCGGCCTTGGGTGGATAGGAGGGCATCAACGGTGAACGAACTGACGATGCTCGAATACTCCGGGATCTTCGCGGCGTGCTGGGCCTTCGGTTTTGCACTGTCCTACAAGATCCTGGCCTTTAAAAAACTTGCAGATGAGGTAATTTGAAATGGAAACAACACTCCCTCCCGAAGTGACGGCTGCCTTTACTGGCATTTCCGATAACTTCGACGCTATGGCCGCTGAGGCCTGGCCGGTTGTAGCCACTATTGTGGGTGGTTTCATCCTGCTGAAGCTGTTCAAGAAGTTCGCGAACAAGGCCAGCTAACCATGAGCCGCAACGCTCAAAGCCTGAGCCGCCTTCGGGCGGCTTTTGTTGTTTTGTTTATGTTTTCTCCGTTGGCTGCTGCGGCAACAACTGAGGCTGAAGCCTGGGCAGCTTGTGAGGCATTTAAGTCTGGCAGCGATTCCTCGGCGATTTGCTGGTCTCGTGGGACTGGTGCAGTTTGGTACGGTAACCCTGACACTTCCTATATCCACAAGTCATTCCCTTATGATTCGGAATGTGCTCCACCTAATGTTAAGACCGAAGATGAAAACGGGCAGCTTGTGTGTGGTCCTCCTATTAATAACTGCTCTACCGATACTATTCCAGGCGCCGGTATCATGTCTTCCTCTGGCGGTGGTGACATAAACATTGGTGGCGGGTCTGGTCTTTATACCGTTGATGGTTGCGCCTATAGCTGCGGCTCAAACCCCGCTAAATGGGACGGAAACCATACTTACGGCCAGACGCTGGAGTGCAAAGGCCTTGGCGTAACGCCTGAAGAAGCTGAAGCGGGCGAAGCCGGACCGGCAGACCTCAACTGCGCCACAGATTCATCCGGCAAAGAAATTTGTTCCGACCCTGACAACCCTTCCTGCGTCACCATTGACGGCATCAGCACTTGCCCCTCTGAAGGCGCCATTTGCGACGAACTGAACGGCGATCTCGGCTGCATCGACCCAGCTGAAGAAGGCTGCGCCTATCGCAACGGGAAAAAAGAGTGCTATGACATCTTTGGCCAATACATCGAACACGATTCGCCAGACCACCCCAACAACGGCGGCAACATGGACGGCGATACCAGTAATGACATGACCGACCCACGCCCTGAAGGTGAGGGCGGTGACCCAAACAATCAGCCAGGTGACAGTACCGGCGAAGGCGGCGAAGCAACCGAAGGCACAGCGAAAGAAAGCCTGGAACAACAGAAGATCGGCAATGAAAAGCTGGACGGCATCGAAGAGTCCACCGGCAACATTGACGAAGCGATAGAAGCAGCTCTTGACGCCAGCCGCGGCGACGGCACCGCATTAAAAAATGGCATCGACGACGCGATTTCTAACGCCGGAGATTCTGCCGTTGGCGACCTGGACGAACACATAGACGGAATCGACAGCCCCGCGCCCATGAATGAGGGCGATCTCGGTGCGATCGAAAACAACGTCACCAATCTTTTTGCCGGCAGCATGCAATGTCGCGATCTGGTTTTTGGAACGGATGAAATCTCCTACACCATTACCTGTAACGACATGTCTATGATTCGCGACATGCTCGGCTTCTTGCTTTATGGCTTCACCGTGATTCGTCTTTTTAACGTCGCACTACGCCCAGCAGCAAAAGGAACCCCGTGATATGGCTTTACTTGGTATCCCCTGGCTTGCCGGTATTCTTGGCACTGCATTAACCGGCCTTATTGCGTTTTTCGGTAAATTTCTCACAAAAAAACTAGCGATCGTTGCCGCCGTCATTACTGCTGCTGTCAGTCTAACGGGCGCTTTCCTGGTGACCATTGAAGGCATCATGGCCGGCATCTATTACGCCATGCCAACGACTGGTAACTGGTTTGCCTTTCTGCCTGGTAATTTTTCTGCCTGTGTCAGCGCAATCGTAACGGCAGAGATCGTCCGCTGGGTTTACGACTGGAACATAAAAATAATTCAGTGGAAGTTGTTCTGATGGCCGTTTACTTCGTCACCGGCAAACTCGGCAGCGGCAAAACCCTTGCCGCTGTCGGCAAGATCAAGGATAAACTCATTGAAGGGCGTCCAGTCGCCACGAACCTTGATCTCAGGCTAAACAAGCTCGTCGGCCCGAAAGCCAAAAAAACCGTTGTATATCGTCTTCCCGATAAGCCCACGGTCCACGATATGAAAGCGATCGGATCGGGCAACGAAACCTACGAAGAAGAAAAAAACGGCCTGATCGTCCTTGATGAATGCGGGACCTGGTTCAACTCCCGGGACTGGCAGGATAAAGACCGCCGCCCCCTGATCGACTGGTTACTGCACGCCCGAAAGCTCGGCTGGGACATCATCTTTATCATCCAGGATGTTTCGATGATCGACAAACAGGCCCGTAAGTCTGTTGGTGAACACGTGGTTTACTGCCGCCGCCTGGATCGGCTCAAAGTCCCCTTTATTGATTCCCTGTACCGGTTTGTTTTTTCAAAGGACATGCCCAAAGCAAAAGCACACCTGGGCATCGTCAAATATGGCGACCTTCCCAACTCCCTAACCGTTGACCGGTGGTGGTACATGGCCAGGGATTTATACCCGGCTTACGACACCAAGCAAGCCTTCACCGACGACTACCCCCACGGCATCTATCAAGTTCTTCCACCCTGGTACACCCACGGGCGCTACGCCGTTAAAAAAGATCTGAGGTTCTACATGAGAATGACCCGAATCTACCTGAAACGCTTTTCCAAGGTCGTTGTTCTGGCCGGTGGCATCGTCGCCGGTGCCGCCATTGCCTCCGTTATGCAGCCTGAACCCGTTCCCCAGCCGGAACCGACCGATACCGGGCAAACGTCAGGCGCAACCGAACAACAGCCGGACCAGGACAAACCGGAAACCTCCATAGCCGAGGCCTTTGATCAGGACGACAAACCGCAAACCCTCGAACAAAAGTTCGACGGCTTCGTGATCTCCGGCGTTGCCCAGGAAGCCGACGGCACACCTATATACGTGCTACTCAGCAACGGAGAGAAAAAGTACAACCTGGACAACTTACGCGCCGCCGGCCACGTGGTTCGAATGGTGAGCCGCTGTGAACTGCTCATCATGGACCAGGCGCGAGAGCAGAGTGTCAGGCTTCACACATCCTATTGTCCACCGTCTGATCCTCCTGAGACACCGCCCCGAATGTCCGAAGAACAGCTAAAAAAGTATTGGCTCAGTGAACGAATGGCAGAGCGGGACGCGGCCCCGTGATGCACACCACGCAGTGGGGGGCGTCACGGGGCCGCGGAACCGCTCCCCAGACGTCCCTGTAACACGTCTTATAGAAAAAACCGTCCTATTCAGTGTATTTCAAAAGGTATCAGTCATGGCGATTAAGGATTTTGACAGAATTGATATTTCCACCGGTGAAGTTGGGAAAGGTGACTTGTTCATAGGGCCGGAAGGCCAACAAGTGAACCTTCAGAACGTTAACGTTCTGTGGTCCGGTGTTGATACCGTTCGCCAGCTATATCAGGGCCGTCTACGTCCTGAAATCCTCGCCGATATCGTCCAAAGCTACGAAACCGGCCACGGTGCGGTGATTACCATCAACGGCATTGAATGGGCCGTTATGTCTGGCCGCCGTGGTGGCTTCCGGTACCTCCTGCAAAACCGTGAGTACGGCCTGACCATCCTGGTGCAGAACTTTTACGCCGAAGCTGATACCCAGGGCACACACGTCAAGATTGAGGCATCACCCCGCTGGCTCTATGAACGCGGCTCCCAACAGGTACAGGACGAACTCATCTATTGGGCCAGGCACTTTCTGGCCGCCGCTGAACCGTCCGGTGTGGCCATACACCTTGCCGTCGATTTCCAAGGGTGGGAACCGCCTCAGGATTTTGCGCAACGGTTTGTTACACGCGCAAAAACCGTCAACGTATACACCGGCGTTAGCAATGTTGACTGGGAGACTGGGGCAACCGTGAATGGTCGTGGTGAAACCTACACCTTCGGTAAAGCCAACAGCCTGCAAACCTGCCTGTATGACAAATCAAAGGAAGTGGATGTTTCCGATAAACGCGCCTTCATGGAAAGCATTTGGGAAACCGCCGTTAACGAACACTCTTTCCCCGATACCTGCTATGACCCTGAAAAACCGGTATGGCGTCTCGAAATCCGCCTACACCACCGGATCGTTAACGAGATCGCCGATGGGACCGAAGGCATGCCCGTTATCAAAAGCTTCATCGATGCCGTCCCGCACCTTACCGGCTTCTGGCGCTACGCCCTCCAGGGCAACCGGTACGAGGCAAAGAAACACTGGATTCACCCCATATGGACAAAGCTCCGTGACGACGTGGTGTTTGGTCACCCTGCGCCCCAGCTGCTCTACAAACGCGCAAAAAAGGAACCAGGTTGTGGCAATGAGAAAAACGTGTCCCTGGCCTTCGGCAACCTCCTGTCGATATACGCACGCAACCGGTTTAACTCCCGCCAGGCTTGGGACTGCCTGAAGAAATCCGGCCTATGGGATGACCTGACCAACTACTACCGGAACCGTGATATCACCGAAAACGAGCTATTCCAGCTCGTTGAAGATGGTCTTATAAAGCGCCGTTTGTTGAACAAGGTGTGTGCATGATTAAAAAAACCGCTACTGGCTGGATGGTGGATTTTTACCCCGATGGCCGTGGTGGTCGTCGCGTTCGAAAAAAGGGATTTAAAACTCGTCTTGATGCTAATGCCTGGTTGCGCCGTTTTCATCAGAAAGGAAAGGGTAGCGGTCTGCGTCTCTCTGACCTTGTTGATTACTGGTATCAGCACCACGGTCATGCACTGAAAGACGCAAAATACCGTTACAGTCGAGTTACGGCGATAGTTACCCGGCTAGGTAATCCTTTTGTGGCTGACTTTACCGCTACTGATTGGCTTGAGTATCGAATGGCGCGGATGAATGAGGTTTCATCCTCAACCGTTAATCATGAGCAGCGTTATTTGAAGGCCGTGTTCTCCGAGTCGATCCGTCTCGGTCGCATTCAAGACAACCCGATCGGAAACGTTCGCCAGCTTACGGAGCCCCATCACGAAATGATGTTTCTGAGTCTTGAGCAGTGTCGGAAACTTCTTAAAGAGTGTTTGTCCAGTTCTAACCCATTTACATGGGCTGTTGCGGTTATTTGTTTGGCGACCGGTGCCAGGTGGTCCGAAGCTGAGGGGTTAACGTGGGTAAATTGGTTGCCAGGTAAAGTTATTTTCCGAAATACCAAAAATGGAAAGGATAGGGCGGTTCCCATTGATCGGGACCTTCAGAGTGAAGTTGAAGCGTTTGCTTTGCCGGGCCCTGGGCGTATGTTTGACACTTGCCGTTATGCCTTCAGGTCCGCATACGGCCGGTGTGGTTATGATACGCCTCATCAACTAACTCACATTCTTCGGCACACCTTCGCCAGTCATTACATGATGAACGGTGGTGATCTGCTCACCCTTCAACGTATTCTCGGCCATGGTTCGATTAATATGACTATGAAGTATGCTCACCTGTCACCGGATTACCTGGAGTCGGCTGTCAGGCTTTGTCCTATGGCGAGTCTACGTGTAGACGCGATGTAGGCACTATGTAGACACCCATAAAAAAAGGGCTACAGCGACGGCTGTAACCCTTTGAATTCTGGTAGCAAGGGGCGGAGTCGAACCGCCGACCCCAGCATTATGAGTG